TCGTTTTCTACAAATCGTCCCTTGGTTTCTATGATTATACCATTGGACAAAACAAAGTCAGGTGTATACGTTCTTACTTTTAGGTCAACCCACCTGATCTTTTCTTTTTCATACGTAAACTTAATTCCTTTGGATCGTAACTCTTTTGCTACATCATCCTCAAAGCCAGAGCGATACCCTGCCTTGAGTGCTGATGCTCTATACTTCTTGCTCATTGTACGTAAAATCCTCTGGGACATTGGGTGTTTTAACCACGTCTACCAGGAGGACATCACCATTGCCATAAACAAATCTCCTGGCTTCAGGCCAACACTTTTTGTTGAACTCACAGAAACCACAGGAAGGATGAAGCTTTGTGTTAGGGCTTGTCTTTGATTGTGGTACTGGATCAAAACCTCTGTCAGGTATACCACCCTTTACCATTTCTTTTACTTGGTTTATTTCTTTTTCTTTTTGTTCTAACTCAGGAGTAAAGTCATACATATCCAAGCAGATACCACCACCTACTTTATCAACAACAAGGAACGCACCATGCGTTTTGTTTGTTACCAGTGGATCATCCTTGGCTGCGTAGACATATGAACTTAGCTGACTGATGTAACCAAATGGATCTTCTTCCCTGAGATTACCTTCAACAAACTTTTTAAATGAGTAGGGAGAGGCAGACTTTACATCAATAGTCATACCATCAATCACTGCATCCCTGTGCCCTGCTAGATCATTGATCCTCATTCGATCCTGTTGACCTGTAACTTTGTGACCAGATGCTTCTACGATAGCAAGAACTAATTCTTCTATCATGTCTCCATAAAAGAACTTCAGCAAGTCTGAAGGAGACAGTGCTCTAGCTACATTAGTCTCGTTGATCTTGTACCAAAGTTTTCTTTTACATGGGCTACCAATAGAGGAGAACGACAGATACCCTCGTGGTTTCTGTGGTGCTCTGAATCTTGAGGTAGCTGCTTTGCCAATACGATCACCCATCTTTAGGCTTAGTAAGTGATCCCAACCCTTGAGTCCAAGTATTGTGTCTTCCATATCTTTGACGAGTGTTTTTATATTGGGCATTGTATATCCTTATGTGTATACGCCCCCACCTAAAAAATGAGAAAAAAGGTGAGGGCGTTTTCTTCTAGGGGAAGGAAACAGGAAAACCTAGAAGGGTATTGAGTCCTGTGGTTCTTCTTGGGAGGTGGAAGATGTAGAACCACCAGAACTATCAGAGTGATCTGTGAACATTGAGCCTGGTTGGGAGGAACCATTCTCTGATTCATAGACCACATGCTCTAGGATTTGTAGTCCTAGAAGTCGTGAGCCTGTACGTGGGCTGTTCTTTCCACTGTACAGTTCAATCTTTACAATACCTGTACTGCCATTACCAATCAAGCCATTGTCTTCAAGATCCCAGGCTTTACCAGTAATGTCTGCCACGATGGGTGCTCCACCCTGCCAGTCGTAGTTTCCTTTGTGAGGTCTATCGAAGGTGACTTTGAAACCACCATCCTCCTCTTTAAACTCTTTACGAAGACCTGCTTTTTGCAAACCCTTCATAGTTTCTTTATCAGTTATCACTGTAACTTTGTAAGCACCCTCTGTCTCAGAGTGAAAGTCTGCACGATCACGATTAGTCTCAAAGACTTTTGCCCAGTGTATCGTACCTTTAACGTCATGTTGTGTTGATGGCATACTGCCCTCCTTTGTTTTAATATATTATACTTAGGGTCTATGCCCCTATATGTCAATGGGTCTCAGCCCAATTTTTTCCTATGTCGTATGAACCAGGGGTAGGTATCTTGAAACCTAGCTCCTGTCCTACGTCAAGCATGGCCTGTGCCTGTATCTGCCCCAGTAGTTCAGCCTCTTCCTTTGTGCCTGTTACTTCTACTTGGTACTCATCATGGATAAAGCCAACCATCTTAAATCTGATCCCTTCCTTACGTGCTATGTCATGCCAACGCAGGAGGGTGTACTTCATAAGACAAGCCTCACCATTCTGTAGGATACCTGCCAAGGCTTTGTGGGTACTGGGTACATTTACCCTGCGTCCATCGTAACCCTTGAACCAACCATTCTCTCCAACTTGTTTTATATATTTATTCTTTAGATCATATAATCCTCCAATGCTCATCTCAAAACGAGTACGTGCATCCTGTGCTTCCTTCATGCTGACCTTGAGTATCTGACCAGTCTTTGCTACCCCTGCTCCTAGTAACCAAGCATATATAAAAGTCTTTGCCATATCTCTTGTACCATTGGGTACATCCAAAGCATTCTTGTTGACGTTGTGTATGTCTGTCTCGTTTTCTTTCTTACCCTTCATGATAGCCTGGGCATACTGATCTTCACCATACATACGCCAGAGGTAGTCAGCCAATACTCGTAACTGAATCCCATCTGCGTCTGTGCCTACTAGCCAAGAGCCAGAGGGTACAGTCCAACAGGCTCTGAGGTGTTCATCATACTGCTTCTTTACTTCCTCAACTGCAGTCTTTGCTTTACCATGAAAGGGAGCAGAGATGTTAGCTGTGTTAGGGTCAGAGTGTGAACACCTACCAGTCCAAGCTCCAATGTTATTTATGTTACCATGAATACGTGAATCATCACCACACTGGCCTAGCCACTCAACAAGTGAGCTTCTACGTCCTTCCAGTGTCAGCCACTGGGCCAGAGCTTTCGCTCCTGTAGGTGCATCGTCAGGAAGTGTGCCAAGGTTTGCCTCTGAAACAGTGAAACCAAACCTGTCAAAGTGTTCCTTCTTTTGATCGTAAAACTCCTGGGTCATACTCGCCACTGACTTACCATATGGCTCTCCAACCTGCTTACGTATGAAGTCTATTGCTGTCTTGGTTTTGTCTACTGGTTGCCAACCTGCGTCCCATAATGCTTTGATACGATCCTTGGGTGATCCAGGTTTGAACTCAATCCAGTCATAACAAATAAGATCTTCACCCTCTACGTTAGTCAGGGCGTATTTTTCTTTTGCTTTTACAACTGTTGCCATCTCAGTGCCATCCTTCTTGAGGCGATACTTGACACGATTAACTTCAGTAAGTTGTGGGGGGAAGTCTACTTGAAACTGTTCCTCTAGAGCCTTCTTCTTTTGTTCAATAGAGTTGAGTAAGAACTCAGCCTTTGTCTTATCAAACTGAAAGCCATAGTACTTTGTTCGCACTAACTCTATCTGTACATCGTGCTCTGTCCTTAAAGACTTACGCCAATCAGGACTCCAAATAATATCATGGAAGTGATTGAACAGAGATTCTGTAACCTCGATGTCTTGATACCAGTAGTCAACCATTTCGATACTGAATCTATTAAACTCATGAAAGTCTCCTTTATGTTTGTTAAGTCTCATACCCCAAGCCTGTAGACTGTGAGGTGATCTTGCACCCTTGGGTATTTCTATGTCGTAGTTGTGTAGTCTGCTTACCACAAGGGTATCTATAACCTTGCGTGGATCAATCAGTCCTGGCTTCAGTAGTCTGTTGAGCATAGGTGCATCGAACTGTAAGAAGTTGTGACCAATGATTAAGTCTGCTGACTCGTACCAATCAATAGCTTTCTGCTTTGCTACTGGATCTTCATGGCAGTTATCGAACCTGGAGATTTCACCAGTGGTTGTATCCTTACCACCACAGATCCACAGCTTTGTACTGTCATCTAACCCATTTGTTTCTATGTCGCTGACAACTATCCTCATCCTTGAAATACTACCTCCTCTAGTATTGTTGTTTCAGGATCGTAGTAGACTGACCCTGCATTTCCTAATTTAGAGAAGGGTCTATTCTTGTCAACAATAAACTGTGTGGTGTTACGTTCTGTATCATCCTCTGCCTCTGTGTCTCTTTTAAGTTTTACACAGATGATTGCCTCTTCCTCAAGTGAAGCTGCATACTTGGTGCGTCCATCCTCATTGACCTGAGAGATAAAGATAACACCAATGTTTAACTCCTTGGCAAGCTGTGCCATTCGAGCACCCAGAGTAGTGAGTGTACTAGTGGCTGCATCAACACCAGAGTTAGATAGGTAGGCTAGACGTTGAACGTGATCTATAAAGATGTACTCTGCACCATAGACTGTGACTGCTGTACGAACATGATCCAGGATATCCATTGGATCTTCATGCACACGCATCTCAAATGGAATAGTGTGTTCATCCCTTGCCATACGTTGACCTGCCTCAATCACTTGACGCTCATCAAAGCCATTAGCCTTTGCATCCTCTTTGGTTCTGACATTCACACCTAACTCGTAGGTTGCCATAGCTCTAAAGGTTGTAGACTTCATCTCTTCCATATGAACCAGGCCAATCCTTACACCCTGTGCAAGTAGAGCGCACTCAAAATACCTGGCGAGTTCAGTCTTACCCTGACCTCGCATAGCCTTGATGAATGTGATGCCACCTTTGACCATACCTCGTAGCTTATCATCCAGGCCACTGTGTCCAGTAGGTACATACTCGTATGGGTTCTCATACAGAATTGCTTTCTCTACTTCCAAGTCACCCACAAAGAAGTTATCAGGACTGAATCTTTGAGGCTTGAGTGCTGCCCACTTGAGATCCTCGCCATCACCATTCATTAAGAACTCGTTGGCATCCTTCCACTTAGACATGGGTGTGTAGTAAAACTTGTCAGGCATTGTGCTGTATAGTCTCTGTGCTGCTGCCTTGCCTGTGTCATCAGACAACTCCCCTGCGTAGACCACCATCTCAAAACTGTTGAGGTATTCAAAGTTCTTTTTGAGAAACTCTTCATTGAATGATCCACTGGGTAGAGACTTCACTGGGTAGGACTTACCTAGCACCTGATACAGACTAGCTGCATCGAACTCACCCTCAGTAATGTATATACGTTTGCTAGATCCTGCATTGAAGTCAGGACCAAACAAGTCAGTCAGTGCTCCTCGTTCCTTAGTCCAGAACTTCTTCTCTTCATAGCCACGATACTTAACATTATCTTTGTACTTGAATGCGTACCTAACTGGCACACCACCCTCACCATACTGTAACTGAATGTTGTAGAGTTTGGCTACATCCTCATCCAATCCTCTAATACTGTCAAACCTACCACTGATTATCTTTGTGTTACGTAGGTCTACCTTTGGTGTAGGCATTGGATAAGTTTCCTTTGCCCAGTCAAACATCCTAGCCTTGCTTGGATAATCTCTTTTGCACGAGTGACAGTGACCAACCTTTTTTACTATGTTATAAGCAAAGGCATCACTGCTTGCACACTCCTCGAATGGGCAAGGTTGGTGTGTTATCTCGTTGTTGTTGTTCACTGCTGCTGTCATTGGACTGTTCCCTTTCAATTGATCTCTTCCTCTCCTCATCACTCATATCACGAATGCATTTGTTTGTCATCCTTTTCCTCCCTTGGATAATACACTAAAACATATGAGTCACAATCAGGACAACTAAGATTAGTCACTATGCTGTAATCTCCAAATAGATATGTTTCATCCTCATCAATGTCGTGATCACCACCCCATATTAATTTAGTACCACAATGCCAACAGTTCATGTGTAATCCTTCCTTGCTTTAGGTGGAAAGCTGTTCTGGTTCCAACCATTCCTCACTTGCTCTGCTGCCCAAGCGTAGCTGATACCCCAGTATCTAGCTGCTTCTGCCATGTTACGAAACTGTTTTCCATATAGTTTGCAGATCCTTTTTGTCTGTGTTTGTGTAGGCTCATACTTGATACGAACATGACAAGGTAATTCTTTTGGTTGCATCACTCGTTCCCTATATTCTTTGGTGCATAGACTTCACCATTGTACTGACTACCAGTCTCAGTGTCTGCCCCAAAGTTACACCATGCCAGGATCACTAGGATTGCCATGATCCAGTAGAATGAAACCTTACACCACTTGATAAAGCCCTCGAATGTTTTCTTAGCTTCTGACTCTGCTGCTTCACTAGGTGTCATTGTTGTACCTCTACTTCTAGACAAGCCACTGTCTCTGACTTGTGCGTTACCATCTTGGCTGCTTTGCTCAGTTCAATCTGGCACTCTTCTATCGTAGCGTAGTTACCTAACTGGTAGTGCTCGACTGTCTGTGTGCTGAACAACTGCATCCACACTAATACGTACATCATTCTTCTGTCTCCTATTTCTTTTCTGTTATCTCTTTTATTTTCTTTAGTCTCTTCTCTAAAATAACAATCCTATTTGATAATTC